CAGACGGATAAATACTCATCCATGCGGGCGGAGGGCTGCTCCTGCCCGGATCTGAGCGAAGCGGCTACATTACGTGCGCGCGCCCCTGCGCGCAAGGATTTTTTTACCCTATTTTGTACCACTTTTTTCCCTCCGCCGGTTCCGGCCTAACCCAGTAAAGATAAGGGCTTGTGGCCTGTCTGCGACTATCAAAAAATGTGTACGAAAAAACCCGCCTATTTTGGCGGGATTCTTCATTACTTCCCGGCTTCTTTCGCCTGTTTTGCCGCCGTTGCACACTTCGCGCACAGCTTTTTCCCGTACTTATCCTTCGTGTAGTTCGCCATTTCCTGATAGGTCTTGCCGTTCATAGGAAGGATCGCCGCGCCGCACTCCTCACAAACTGGCGGCTTCGTGCTGCGGATTCTTACCGCGTCCGTCATTTCCCCGAAAGCGTTTACCTTCTGCACAAAGAGGATGATAGGTTTACCCGTCCAGCCCTCCACATAGTCCCCGTAAAGCCGTCCTATCGTCTTACAGTTAGTCACGTTCGCTATGAGGGGCTTAATCTCCGGGTCTGTGAAGTGTATAACGGTACACTCCTCCTGCTTGCCGCCCTCGCCCGTTACCATTTCCCGGCCTACACTCTTGATAGTGCCTATAATCTCCTGTCCCGGTTCAAAGGCATAAGCCCCTAAGTAGTTAGGGTTCATCATCTTTTTCCAATGAGTCATTCTCTCGCCCTCCTTTGGCTGCTCTCGACTATTTCTAAGTATTCCTCCGCGCTGATCTGTCCCAATATCTGCCCGTCCTGATCCTCCGCCAGTTGCCCGCAATAAGGACAGTACAGATAATCACAGCCCTTACTCTCCCGCCGTTGCTGTGCGTATACCCTCCGCCGGCAGGCTGAACAGATAAAGACGGGAGACGCGCGCCGGCTGTTCGCTGGTATCCAGTTCATTCTAAGTAGGCCGGTAAAATGAGGTCGGACGGTTCGTACCCCTTCCAGCACTTAGACGCAAGGCAGGCTTTCAGCTTCTCCATAAGCTGCCCGCGCCGGTATATCCCGTAGTCCAGCACTCCCGCGTCCGCCCGGAAGATATGTACCGCGTAAGGAGGGGTTTTCTCTACGGTGATAAAGTACCACTCCGGGATCTTGCCGGTGATCGTGTGGTAAGCGTTTACGTAGTGTCCCGCCTGCACATCGTACCCTAAACGGAACACTTCACGCTCAAAGGCTTTATAACTCGCGTCCGCTGTGGTTTTGAGGTCTATAATCATCCCCGGCTTGATAGCGTCCACTCTGCACTTACAATCAAGGCCGGTATCCTGGTCTTTCCAAAACAGGGGCTTCTCTGTGGTGCATCCTTCCAGCAGTTCCATTACTGCCGGGTCATGCCGTACTGCCGCCGCGATTTGTACCGCTTCGTCAAAGTCGGCGGAGGAAAGCACTTCCTTCCCCGCGTTCTGCTCAATAAAGGAGTCATAAGCCGCCCGCCCGTCTTTCGTCCGCCGGTCTACCTGAGGAGCCGCCACGTAGCCGGTAACAAACTTGCGCGGCTGCAATACGGCACAATGTACCGCGCGGCCTAACTGAAAGGCCGGTGTGTCCTTCGGCGGGTTGGTGAGGGTGTACTGGTAGTGCTGGGGGCTGCGTTCCATCTGCCACAAGGTAGACTTGTTAACCCCCTTCGCCGCGCGGTATGTCTCCTCCGTCATTCTGCTGCGGTTGAATATTCCCGCTGCCGTTGTCTGCTTCATGTGCTGCTGTCTCCTTCCGTACTTCTTCTAACTCCTTCTGCGCTTCTGCTAACTTCTTCTTCGCGTCTATCTTCCGCTGAAACTTGTTAGCCCTCCGCGCCGCCCGGTAGCTTTTCCACATCCAGTAGTCGCGTTCTTCCTCGTCCGTCATGTTAGGGTGTCTCCGCATTGCCGCCCTCCTCCTCCCGGATTCCCAATAAAGAGAAAAGGTTATCAAGGCTGATAGCTACGTGCCACTTCTGCCGGCTTCTGCGGAATATCACAACGGGGATGCGCTGCGGGGTCTTTGCCGCGTCATGATATGCCTGCTCTAACCACTCGTTAAGGCGGAGGGATTCGCACCGTTTGGCTTCTATGTGAAACTCCCGCCCCGCTATGGTTGCCAGTATGTCAGGTAGCCCCGCGCCGCCTACATACATTTGATCGTTCCGGGCGGCTTCGATTCCATGCCGGCGGAGGATGTCCAGCAGTTCCCTCTCGCCTGCGCTGCCCTTCTTCTTACTGTTCATTGTTCCTCGTCCTCCGCGTCCCATTTCCAATGCTTGATAGTCCGGTAACAGGGACAATGTGCATAAGCGCAGCAGCACATATTACGGTATTGCCACTCTGATTCCTCCGCGCTGCTGAATTTGTGCGTATCGTCCGCCCCCGGTATTGATCCGCCCTTGCAAGTGATTGTCTGCCCCTCCGCCCATCTAAAGTAAGGGCATAGCGGGCGGGTTGGCATTGCTGGTTCTGATCTCTTGCGTCCAGCCATGCAGCATTAGCCCCCTTCGGGCTGCTGCTTGTCCTCTGCTGCTTCTATAAGGTCTATGATGCGGTCTTGCTCCTCCGCCGGCAGTTCTTCCCTCATGCGCTTTGATAGGGTTGCTTCATGCACTCCCATAAGCTGCGCGAGTTGCCATTGCTTCATGCCGTTCTCTATGAGTGCTACCTTAATACGCGCGTTCTTCACAGTATGCTTTCTCCTCCTTCCTGCCGTTGACAACATTGTCAATAGCCATTATAATCTCCGCGTAAGGTTTTCTCAAAAAGTTTACCTTACACATTAAAGAAGGAGGGGCTTAATCATGGACTACTCGTTATACTTTGATGCGCTGCGGCTGGACGCGCCGTATAAGCTGCTCTCCCCGGATATGGTGTTTACTAAGTCGGAGGAGGACGCGCTGGATAAGCAGTATCTTCCCCGTAAGGACTATGCGATAGTCTCTAAGCTGATGCCGGGACGGATCGCGGAGGACGAGGAGACAACGGCCTACATTGACGCTTGCCGCCTTGAGAATATGCGGGGGCTTTTCCCCTCCGCCACTCGCTGCGCGGACGGTTTCATAGTTCCCGGCGCGGATATGCTGAGTCTGCTTTGCCGGGTTCTCGCTGGTGAGGAGGGGTTGCCAGTAAGTGAAGCGGCCTACTCTGTGCTTCGTATGATGTTTATGTGTTTCCGCCTGTCCTGCTGGCGGGAGGAGATAGACGCGGAGGAGGTACGCGCTGCCGGCCTGCTGGCGGATGATAAGCACAAGGCGGAGGAAAGCGCGATAAAGGCTACGCGGGCTTTCGGATCTGCGGCCTTTGCGCTGCCCCATCAGTACGTTATGGAGGAGGACGGGACAGTATCGGAGTACGCGCTGTTTGAGTACGATACGATCTCCGCCGCCCTTGTGGACTTAATGTATCGGTATATCCTGCATGGACGGGATATTATCAGCGGACAGAATATAGTGCTTGCCCGGTGCGATATTTGCGGGGAGTTGTTCACTTATGAGCGCAAGGGCAGGAGCAAGAAGGTATGCGGGAAAGAGGAGTGCCAGCGGAAGATGAATTGTAAGTGGGTACGGGACAGCAGGAACAGAAAGCGCGCCGCCGGGACAGCCGATAAAGAGAAGGATAGCCCCGACAACTCCTCAACAACTCAAACAACTGAAAACAACTCAAGCAACAACTCTAACAACTGAAAACAACTCAAACAACGAGTTTGCCGCAAAAGACCAGGAACAGAAAAAGCCCCTCCGCCTTGATTTACAAGGGTTCGGAGGGGTTCTTATTTTTCCTGAGTAGGATCTATACCGCCGCTTTTGTGCCGCCGGTTGCAGCTGCATCTCGCCGCGCTTTATACTCCCGTTCCAGTTCTTCAAAGACTTCTACCAGCAGGCCGGTAAGAAAGGGATCTTCCCCGCACATAACGGCTACTTCCCCTACATCCCGCGCGGCCTTCTCCCAATAGTCCAGTTCTGCCTGCGGAGGGGTGTCTACTCCGGGCTGGTGCGTCCGCCAGTATTCCGTATCTACTGCCGGCGGGTTGTGCGCTTCGTGAAAGTCACAAGCTGCCCGGTAGAGCTTCCGGTAGTCCCTTCTCTCGTCCATGCCCGTAAACGGCTCTAATTTGCGTTTTAAGGCCGGTGTCTGCTCAGACGGGCGTTTATTCGTCTGAAGGAGCAAAGCCGCCTGCTGCTCAAAATGTGCCTGCCCTGTGGTGGGTTTCTGCTGTCTGCTGATCTGTAACACGTTCTCCCCTCCTCTCCATCAGAAAGAAAGCTGCTCCCCGGCCTGCGGCTGATCCTCCGCCGGCGCGCCTATCTTCTCATAAAAGGGATCGTCATCTTCCTTCACTTCTACAAAGTCCTTCATAAGCTGGGTGTAGGTCATAGTCTCGCCGTTAAAGTAAAGGTCTACCTCCCGGCCTGTGCCGCCGAATCTGCCCTTGGTGATCTTGAGCGTTACATAGTGCCTTTCTTCTTCGGTCAGTTCGTCCGGGTCTTTCCGCTTCTGCCCGTCCCGCTTTAGGCACTTCGTGAAGGTAAGCCCTAACTGTATGTCCGCTGAGTATTCCAGCGCGGAGGTATCCCGGCCTGATTCCATCGTGAGGATACCGCTGCTGTTAGATGCGCGGTTGTGTGCCATTATCACAAAAACAACGGTATTGTGCCGCATAGCGTAGCCCTTTAACTCCACTACTGCCCGCTTGATAAGTGCCGCCGCGTCCTCCCGGTCATTGCCGCCCACAATCTGCAAGTAGTCCAGCACTATATAGGGGGCTGGTAAGTCCATCTGCTCCGCCCGCTGCGCTTCGCTCTCAAGGTACGGAAGGATACTGTCAAGGCTGGGTGTCACTCCGTCCGGGTTGTAAACCATGTGCGGGGCTATCTCCTCTGTGTACTGCCGCGAGACTTGCATAATTGCCTGCCGCTGCTCCTCCGTCCACTTGTACCCTTGCATTACATCGGTGACGCGGATCTTAACCCCATTACGCGCCGCCAGCCGGGAGAAGCTGCGCGCCATTACCTGATTGCGGCTCATTTCAAGATTGAGGTATACGCAATCATGCCCCGCTTTCGCCATGCCCTCAAAGATCCATTGAGCGAGTGCGGTCTTGCCCGCGCCGGGTGCAGCCCCTAAAAGGATAAGCCATTGCCTGATGAATCCTCCGCCTAAAGCGCGGTCTATGTCCGTTATCCCGGTTGGTACTGGTTCGTATTTGTGGGTCTGTATCTCCTCTAAGAAACTGTGTACCATGCCCGCGCCGGTGCGCTGCCGCCGTTCCTCTTCCTGCTCCTGCGCGGTCATGCTGCGCTGCCTGATAGTCTCCGCTGCTGTCTCCTCAATAGCCCGCCGCAGTTCCTCCGCCCCGCTGCGTTGTAGCACTTCGTTCGGGTCTTTGCGGTATTGTGCTTCTTGTGCGTCCTGTGTGTCTCCCATTATCGCCGCTGTCCCGTCCACACAAAACACTTGCAGCGCGTCCAGTTCCGCGCCGATCTCCGCCGTTGCTTTGCGGCCTGCATCGTCATTGTCCAAACAGAGGATAATAGCCGCCGCTGTTGGTTTCTTCTTTAGCTGATCTATGAGCCGGGTCTTTCCGCCTACCCCGCTGATTGCTACGGCTGATCCTCCCTCCTGCGCTATGCTGATAGCACATAAAGGAGACTCGACAACAAAGCAGGCTTCGGAGGAGTACAAGGCCGCTGCATTGAACAGGGGCATAGGCACTCCGTATAGGTTATCGTGCTTTCTGCTGCTGTCCGGTAGCGTACTCCTCCGCCCGTAGTAACTCCCCTGAGGGTTGTAAGGGATCGTCACGGTGTGCCGCCGTGCATCATAGCCCAGCCGAAAGCGCGCCATTGTTTCCTGAGTCAAGCCGCGCCCCGCTAAGTATGTCTCGCCCTCGCTGCCGGGTAGTGCCGCCGCGTACTGCTCTATCTCTGCCTTGAAGGAGGGCGGAGGGGCTGCGGGTTCTTCCTCTGCCGGCGGTACGGTGTGGACGGTTAGGCCGTTCTCCTCTGAGAAGTCCTCCGCCGCTGTGCTGGTTGCCCGGTATCCTCCGCCGCTGGTCATTTCATAGCCGCAGTAAGCGAATATCTCCCGTTCGCTCTTGTTCGGGAACAGGATACGCAGCGCGCCTAAGGTGTCCTGCCCTTTATCCCCGAAACATTGCCCGCCGAAACAGGTTACGCGGTTGTCCGTCTTTCTGATGGATAGCGCGCCGGTCTTGTGCGCGTGTGTGCCGCTTTTACAGATGGGGCAAACGTAAAGCCCGCCCTTACTTTTCTCAAGCCCATAAAAGGAGGTTAAAGGCTGCGCGTTGATCTGAGCGCGGATTCTGTCCGCTTCGCGGTTGTACTGCTCTAATTTCTCGTCCATTGTTGTAAAAGCCCCTTTCTGCTGATATAATAGGGCTGAGTGATTAAGCCCCACTCACGCGCTGGTTAATCTGCTGCTGATTGCCGGCGCGCTTTCTTTTTACGGGTTAATTCTACGGGACGAGCGCACCGCCGTAAAGCGTGTGCGTACGTCCCGTATACGTAACTTACGGTACTTACGTATACTTACGGCTGAAAAACTGCTCCTTTTGAACAGCCCTCTATCCCTTGTCTTTATTGGCTTCGTGAGGTGTCCGCCAAAAACCGGAGGGTACACAAAGTTCCGGGGTGGGGTACACAAAGTTCCGGGGTGGGGTACACAAAGTTCCGGGGTGGGGTACACAAAGTTCCGGGGTGAATTAGAAGCACAATACACACAAGAAGTAGTAGAAGCACAACGGCGGAGGGGGGACAAAGATCCGGGGTAGGGGGTACAAAGTTCCGGGGGGTAAGAAGCACAAGAAGCGGAACAGGTAAAAGAAGGGCGGAGGGGTGTTCCTCCGCCTGCTATCATGTTTCTTCCTCCGCCGGTAAGATGATCTTGTACCCTGTTATCTTGCCGTTCTTCGCCTGCTCTACCTTGTACCCGGCTATGAGTTCCGCACTCTGCCAGTAGCGCAGCATTTTCTCAACGTCCGCCCGGATTCGCCCCGCTTCGGTTTTTGTCGGTTCTTCCTTACCGGCTACTGCATATAGCCCCTTATGCTCTGTCCCTTCCTTCACGTAGCTATGTAGCGCGATGCTGGTATTCTTTAGTCCGTTCTCGCCCTTCATGCCCTCAATCCGCCGCAAGAGGTAGTCCCTGATAATGATTCTCTGCTCCGTCATTGGCAGGCTGCGGGAGGTAGTTCCTCCGCCATCGTCCAGCAGTTTGATTTCCAGCATGGACGCGGGGAGGGTAAGCACTTGCCTTACGGCGGAGGAGTATTCGTAGAGGATCGGAGGGCGGACTACTTCGTAAGCGGTCACGGTATGCCCGCCGGCCTGCACCGATACCTTGTAAGCCGTTAAAAGGTAGGTGTCCACTTGCCCCCGGTTTATCTGCTTGCTGTTGTAGGTAGCCCTCCGCGCTTTCAGTTCTTCGGAACAATCAATATAAGCCCGCGTAAAGCGCATTTTGTCTATGCTGTCCTCTACTGCGGCTATCTGCTGCGGGGAAGGGTTCTCCGTCTCGTCCGCGTTCACCATTGCCCGGAAGATCTGAGCCGGGGTGTATACGTGTCCCTGATCCCCGTAAACGTAAAGAGAGGTAACGGCATTGTAAACGCTGCGGTCAAACTCCGTTATAGGTCTGCGGCCTACTAACTCTACGTTGCTGCCCTCATACTGAAGCATCACGTTAGACTTAACGGTTTTCTTCGCCCCTTTAGAGGATACCTCTATATCCACTTTCCGCCCGCTGGCTATCGCGCTGCCGGGTATCCGGGTTAGTACGTTCGTTAGTTTGTTGTTCGGGATAACGTGCATTTCCGGGATAACGGCGGACAGGTTTTCTATGATCCTCTCAGCTTCTACGGGGTTGTTCTCCGTTATAAAGGCTTTGAGGGCTTCTATGTACTGCGCGGGGGTCTTGCTGCCGGCCTGATAAGCGGACAGAAAACGCTCATACTTCTTGAACACTTCCCGCAGTTCGGCCTGCTGCTGCTCAGTAAGGGAGACCAGGCTACTTGGCTGAGTCTCCGGGTGAGTCGCAAAGAAGTAGATAACGGCTGTCTCCCGCGTTGAGTATTCGTCCTCAATGGGCGGCTGCTTTATCGTACTCTTTTCCCCGTCCAGCAGGCGGAGGGCTTGCCGGTACGCGCTGTTATGGTAAGCGTCCAGCCGGTCAAACTGCCGCTTTGCCGACAACTCCATAAGTGCCTGCTGTTGCTCCGGGGTGCGGGTGTTCTTGTCCCGGATCTGCGCGGGGTCTGCTCCTGTGTTCTTCGCCAACTCCTGCACTAAGGATTCAAAGTTGCGGCCTTCCCAATCTTCCAGCAAGTCCGCGTACATCTTCCGCTGCCGGCGGGTCTTAGCCGCTGCCGCCCGCTGGGAAAGTGCGTCCTCAGGGTCTTTGAAGGAGTCCACATCAAAGGCTACTAAGGCCATCTTCTCAGCTATGCCGGGGCTGCTTTCCAGTATGTCCTGCCATATCCGCCTATTTGACACTTCCTAACAACTCCTTCGCCCGGTTATAGGTTGTGCGGTTCTCCTCCGCCGCGCGGTCTATCAGTTCGCCTATAAAGCAGGTCTGACTCTTGCCGCTGATAGCTGCCATCGTCCGTACATAGTCATATTGTGAGGGGGTAAGGCTGATATTCAGCCGTTGCATTTTGTACCCCTTCCGCCCCTGAGTCCTCCGCGCTTCTGCCGCTTCTCGCCGGTCTTGTTCCTGTGGTACTTCTTGTGCGTCTGCTGTGCTGAATAAACGCTCAAGGCCGGTGTCAATCGCGCTTTGCAGGTCTTTCTTTTTAAGTGCCATGATTAAGCCCCTCCTTTGATCTGATAGTCTACACTTATATAATTGTCCTGTCAATCCTCTTGCGCTAAATACTCGTCAATAAGGCCGGCATAGTCCGCTGTTACCTTTGCCGCCGGGTGTGTGTCAAAGATGCTGCCTTGCCTGATTTGCGCTTCACGGATCGCCACTCCCTCCCGGATGATAGCCCGGTAAAGATGAATGTCCAGCGCGCCGGCCTGCTTCTCTATCGCTTCGATTAGCTGCCGGGTAGCTACGGCCTTATTGCTCTTGCGGGTTATCAGAAGTCCCGCTATGCTTAGTCCCTTGTTGCTATACTTCCGCACTTTGGCTATGGTGCTGAGAAGCTGCCGCAGGCCGTGAAGGGAATAAATATCCGCCCCTACGGGTATTATCACATCGTCCGCTGCTGTGAGCGCGTTAACGGTGAGGATACCCAAAGAGGGCGGGCAATCTATCACGATATGTGAATAGTCCTGTTTCACTTCGTCCAGCACTTCCCGCAGGCGGTACTCTCTCCCGGTACTGGTAAACTCCATATCCGCCGCCGCGAGTTCTATGCTGCTGCTGATAATGTCCCCCTGTTCGGTCTGCTGGATGGACTCAGGCGGAGGGACAGCCCCTTTCAAGGCTTCGTAAAGGCCGGTCTGCTCCGGGTCTGCCTGCATAGTATCGCTGAGATTCCCTTGCGGGTCTGCATCCACTAAAAGGACAGAGTAGCCCCGGTGCGTCAAGCCGGTAGCGAGTGCATGGGCGGTAGTGGTTTTGCCTACTCCGCCCTTCTGATTCAGAATAGCCGTAGTTCTCATGTGATTAAGCCCCTTTCTCTTTTATCTGCGGGAGAAGTCCCACTTGTCCTTATTCGCGGAGATATTCTCCGTTGTAAGCGCGTCTAATACCCTGTCCTGCTCCGCTGCGGTGCTGAGGATCGTCTGAGCCGCTTTCAAGCGCACTAAAGGCGGCTGTTCCTCGTCCTCCATTATCGTCATGATAACGCGGCTTGCCCTCTCCCGGCGGTCGGACAGTTCCTCCGCCCGGTCTACGGCCTGCTTCGCTATGTTCTCCCGGTAGATGCGGGCAAAGTCCAAATCATTATGAATATAGTTATAAAGCGTCCGCCGGTCAATGCCTGCCTTTTCTGCTGCTTCGGTTAGGCTGCTGCTGGTCATGAGCGCGGTAAGCGCGTCATGTTTCCTTTTATCGGCTGCTTTCATGCGTTCCCCTCCTTACCTGTGCCGCTTCTCAAGCTGAGAAGCTACCTTGCCGAATTGAATCTTACTGATAAGGGCTTCGTGCGTTCCTTGGATCGCCTTACCCTGATGCTGAAGTTCTCCGATATAGAAGCGGTTACGGAGGATCGCTCTCACGCTGCCCCTCGTCCACTCTCCGCCGCGCCGGGTCTGATAGCCCTTGCCGTTGAGCGCGTCCGTGATCTGAGCGAGTGTCTTACCCTTCTGTCCTTCGGTGAACATATAGCGGACAAGCTGCGCTTCTTCCTCGTCTATAATAACGCTTTTCTTGTCCTCTGTGTACTTGTACCCATAAGGGGTAACTCCTGCCGGCTTATCTCCGCCCTTCGCCTTTACCGTCCGTCCGCGCGCCAGCTTGAGCGCAATACTCGCCCTGTCCCACTCGTCCAGCAGTTCCAGCATACCCGCTATGAGCCGGTCATTAGGATCTGTCGCGTAGAGGTCATAGCGCGGCTGCTCGATGCTGATAATCTTCGCTTTGCGCTTCATCATTTCCCGGCGGATAAGAACCTTAGTAACATCACTCCGCCAAAGACGGGAGGTATTCAGCACTATAACGCTGTCCCCCTCCTGCACCGTTGCCAGCAGTTCCAGCAGGCCAGCGCGCTTACTGATCGCTTCGTTATCGTCTGCGGTATCCTTCGCCGCGCCTGATACCCCCGCGTCCGTGAAGAAGTCCGCAAGGGTTATGCCGTTCTTCTGAGCGTACTTCTCAATCTCCGCCCGCTGCGCGTCCAGCCCGTAGCCATGCTCGGCCTGCGTCTCTGTGCTAACCCGCGTATATCCGTAGTAACTCATGCTCTGAATCTCCTTCCGCGCCTTGTGCTTTAAGGGTTTGCCCCTGTTCATCTTCATTATACGCTTGTGCTGTGTGTTTGTCAATATCATGAATGATATTTTACGTAAAAAGGCTTAAACCCTTTGATACATAAGGCTTTATTCTTTTCCCAACATAAGCCCTTACAATGGATAAACAAGGGGAGAAGGACTAACACTTTTCCTTAGTGATATTTTACAGAAAGATTCCCTCCGCCTTTATCCCTCCGCGCCTGTCCATCTTTCAACCCGTAAGGAAAGACCGGCGGAGGTTGGGCTGAGTTTTTCGCGCTGATCCCCCTCCCTCTGATTTCGCGGAAATTTACGTGCGATTGCGTCACGGTCTCCGGGCGGAGGGTACGTAGAGATTCGCCCGCCCCCTACCCGGTAAAGGCGGATGATTGCCAGCCGTGAGCCGGTATAGTTCGGAAAAAAGCCCCCTTGCCGGCGCGGATCGGCGCGAGGAGCAAAAAATAACGTTCGTCTTTCCTCCGCCTGCGTACCGGAAATAGAATTGCCGGTTCTGTTTTTCAGCCCTTGATTATCAACGCTCCGTACTGGCAGGCGGAAATAGAATTGCCGGTATGATCCTCCGCCGGCACTCGTTAAGCCCGTTAAGGGGTTGCCTGTTAAGTCCGTTAAGTGCATCATGTCAACCCCCGCGCTTGGGTATGACTTGGGTACGGGTTGGGTATGACTTGGGTAAGACTTGGAAAAAACTTGGATTTCCTCCAACTCGCGGAGTTTTGACAACCGATAAATGAAAGTTTCCCTCCGGGGTGAGCTGAGTCATAAACGCTAAAACCCTTGATATATAAGGCTTTGCGGCTTTGCTGATTCCTGGTGTTTTGATAAAACAAGATCCAGCACAGGGAAAATGAGACAGGCAAGCGGGCAACTTAGGACAGATAGGACAGAACATAAGACAGCCCCGTAAGCGGTTCTCGCCGGTTTACCGCTTACTCTCGCTGCGGGTGTCAACGGTTTTGCGGAGAAAAGCGGTTACTCTCTCCCTCCGCGTAAGCGGTTTTCTGCTGATTACCGCTTACGGAAAAGCGGAACTGTGAGTTCCGGTTTTGTCAATGCCACGATTTTGCCATGTTTTTGCCATTGTTTTTCCGCTGGGTAGCCGGTAAAAGAAAAGCCCGCCCCTCTGATCCTGAGGAGCGCGGCCTGTGTGTGCCTGTTCTACTTCTTGTGCTTCTTTGCTGCGGCCTGCCTTGCCGCTGATAGCTGGATTATCTCTCCCTCTCTGCCCTCCGCCCGTAGCTGAATTGTGGATGCTGCGGCCTTTGACAGATCCCCCGTTATGATTTCCTGTGCCAGTTCCAGCCCGTCCCATACTCCCTGTTTATAGTCCCATAACTCCGGGCTTCGTTCGTCCGGGGACTTTGCAAGTTGATTGTCTGCCATAACCATTAACCACTTCTGCACTTGCTCCCGCTGCTCCCGGTTGTCCCGCATAAGGGAGTTGATAACAAGGAGCGCGTCCCGCATTACGGACTCATTCGCCATGTGTTCCCGCCCGCAATCCTCAAAGTAGGGGCATTGCCTGCCGGTGCATATCCCCGTTTCGGTTGTGCAGTTCTGAAGGCCAGCTATAACTTTGCCTAACCTGTCATTCTCCGCCGCTGTCATTACTGCCACCCTCCTGATCCTCCGCCGCCCGTTCTATCACTTCCAGCACTTCCGCCGCTAAGATATGCTCAAATTCCTTTTCCGCTGTCCTCGCTGCGGCTATCCATGCGTCCCGGATCGCGCGTATTACTCTCGCTGCCGTTGCCAGTTCCTCAGGAGTGCAGCCGGCATTATAGGCCGCGTGTTCTATGGTATCGGGCTTGTCCCTCCATACCGCGTAGTAAAGCCGCTTCTCCTCCTCGCTCCGTTCGTCCCATCCTTTATCAAGGAAAGCCCTTTCTTCCTCCGTCAGTTCTGAGGAAAGCACTTCCGTTTCCTTGCGGATCGCGTCCAGCTTCTCCCGGTCTGTCATTCCTCCGCCCCTCCTTTACGCTTTCTGTGTTCCGCGTGATACTTTGCGTCCGCCCTCAGGTGACAGCCTGCACACAAGGCTATCAGATTCTCCCTTGAGCAGTTCTCAGGCTGATGATCTATATGGTGTACTGTGAGTGTCCGCCTGTGCGTGTCGAATTTCTCCCCCGGTTCTCTGCACTTCATCCCGCACCCGGCACACCGCCAGCCGGCGGAGGTTTTCACTTCCAGCGCAATCTCCCGCCAGTTCTTCGGGTATCGTGCCTTATCCATTGGCATTGTCTGTCACTCCTTCATAATGCCGGTATCCTGCCGGCCTTGTGCGCTCTGCTCCCTACTGATACTCCAAACTTGAAAGCGGTATTTACTACGGAGATTATATCCGCCTTACCGCCCGCCCACTTAGAAGCGATGCGTATTACCTCGTCCAGTTCGTCTACTGTCATGTGGTAGTTATAGGGCAGTTTCTTCTCTACCTTCTCTACTGCCGCTTGTACGTTCCTGTTTCCCATTGTGCCGCCCTCCTTAAATCCGCTTCGGTACTTTGCCCGCCCTCGTTGCCCGGTGTCCCATTGCAAACCCATAATAAAAGGCGGTCACGATGCAGTTATACGCTTCGTTCGGGTCATAGTCCCGCGCCATCTTCATTAGCCGTAGGATCTCGCTGCTGTCTATGTCATAGTCCTTCGGGATAATTCGGCCTACGGTATCCGCTATCTGCTCCATGTTCCGGGTTGCCATCACTCGCGCCCCCTCTCCTGCGCTCTCTCACGCGGTACGGCTGAAAGCTGCTCCGCCAGTTCCGCTAAAAGGTGGGTGTGCTGCTCCGTGAGGGTGTCCCATTGGCGGAGGATCGTCTGCCGGTTCTCCTCCTTCTGCTGGGTGTGTGTGCTGCTGTCCATGAGAATTAAGCCCCTTTCTTTTTATTGGTTCGGATCTCTCCGCCCCTTTGCTCCCATTTTACACTTATATAAGTGCATCGTCAAGGGATTTGTACTTGCATAAGTGCATCGTCTGAGATACAATTACATTAGTGTATGGGAGGTGAGGTTATGCCGCTGTCAGAAGCTAAGAAGCAGGCTAATAAAAGATGGAATGACGCTAACCCCTACGATCATGTGCCGCTGTTCGTTCCGCTGGGTGGAAAGGCACAGATAAAAGAACACGCTGCGGCTGAGGGTGAGTCTGTCAACACGTACATCAAAAAGGCCATTACTGCCCGCATGGGTGAAGATTGGCGGAGGGATAAGCAATAACCCCCGCTGATTTTACATATAGCCCCCTCCCCTCTGCGGGAGGGTTTTCTTATGCGGTACTGCGTCACGGTCTACGCTGAGAAACGGATACGGGAAAAAACGAGAAAAAGCCCCCTTCCAGCGCGTCCAGCTTTCAGACGGATAAATACTCATCCATGCGGGCGGAGGGCTGCTCCTGCCCGGATCTGAGCGAAGCGGCTACATTACGTGCGCGCGCCCCTGCGCGCAAGGATTTTTTTACCCTATTTTGTACCACTTTTT